GGGAGATTTTGGGTTATTTCTGAGGAAGCGATGAAGGATCACTTTGTTGGCAAAGTGTCCTCAGCGTCAAACCCAAGCTCAATATATAAACAGGCTGTGGCAGCGTTGATTGGCGCAGGACATTTGGTGCAGAACGAGGGTTTCGTTTGGTTCACTGATAAAGACGGAAAATGTAAAAACTAACATGGAGAAGAGTAATGGAATGGATTGATTGCCCGGAATGCAATGGCACCGGATCACAAGAGCGCGAGACGTTTGTCACGCAAAGCCTTAACAATGATTATGGCTTCCCAGACACAGAAACAACTGAATGCGATAATTGCGCAGGAACAGGCCAAGTAGAGCCTTTTGAGGGAGAAGACGAATGAGCAAGACGCCAGACGCCACAATAGACCTTCTCATCAGGTGCGCTGAGATGAATATGTGTCAAGCCGAAATCGCAAAGTTGCTTTGCATTTCCGATTCAACGGTTCACCGCATTGCAAAGAAATTAGGCATAACTTTAGTCAGAAAGGTCAGAAATGGAAAAAATAATGAAGTATATACAGAGGCTGGAGAGGGTAAATTTAATAATGCTGAGCGAGCCGAACACATCGCAGAGGCCAAACTTGCGACAGAGGCTACAGGAGCAATCCGCGCTGCTAGAGAGGCTAAAATCCGCTTTGACCGCTCTCCAGAAGGAAGACTGAAGGCCAAACTTGTGGGCGTCACCAGCAAGCATGTTCGGTATGAGATAACTTATGGCCATTGCATTCTTGAGTTTGAGAGGCTGCAATATAAGCTAAAAAAACGTGGGCCATTGCCGTCAAGGGAGCCACGGCAAAGCACAATGCACAAGGGTGCGCTTGAAATAGCTCAGAGGCGCAAGGCGTATGGCGTGCAGCAGGGTAAGCGGCTTTTTGATATGCTGGGCCATGACCAGCGCGTTACCGTCTCAGATGCCGCTGACTTGCTGGGGGATAGCATCCCCCGCACGGCAAGTTATCTGAAGAAATTGGTTTTAGCTGAGAAGCTGTATCAGGTGCGCGATTATGTGGAAATCAAGGACCAACCTAAGCCGCAATGGCGGTGGGTGTTTAGCAAGAGCGACATCAAGCCATTTCACTCTGGGTTTGAGGATGAACGATGACTTACTGGGCAGCACTAATTTTGACCTACACCGTAAACATTGGCGTGACTTCATATGAGGCCACGTCGACTGTCTACTTCAAAGACATGCCGACTTGCTCTGTGGCTAGTGACGCGATCTATCCCGTCATATTGTCTCAGTCCAGAGACAGCATGGCGCAGTGCCAGCGCACTAATATGCCGTCAAGCAGCATCCAGCCAGTGGCGAGGCCGAATAGTTAAAAGACACCGGGGGCGCACTTAGGTATATTTTAGAGAGACAAGTAATACTGCGAGATTACTTAGCAAAGCCAAATCAATCGAACGACGATAAAACTTTGTGCATGCTTTCCGGCTTAAACAGCTCAGCGTTTAAGTGCGTTGAGCTTGGCCTAATTATCGGGTCGTCACCCCGGCAGAAGAAAATGGCATCAAGGTCCATTGCGACGAATGCGTAAACGTCAGACCGCTGCCGACCTTTGCCGTGCTTGGTGAAGAATTGGTATTTCCAATGTCTGATTTTTGATGACGTTTTAACCTGCAAGGTCAGGATGCGTGTATCCGTTTGTATATACCCGTCGTGGTCTTGCGATGGTGCAAGAGTGCAGAAATAGCCAGCGAAGCTAAGTCGGCTTAGGGCGAGATATTCTCCCGCCCGTCCGACATTTGCGCTGGCCGCTTGGTCTTGCATGGCTAGTTTAGCTAACTTAGCTAAGCCATCCATGTATTTTATTTGTTTGCTCAATCCTATCATCTAGCCCGTGGTAGCCGCCATTTACACGCTTAGTTATTTTGCGGATTGTTTCGTCGTCTACACCCGCGCTGGCTATCTTAAACAAGCCATTGGTTTTGAAAAACCAGATAGCCGTTTCCATCGCATATGTGCTGGCCACTAAATCTGGGTCAGTCATAACTTTTGGCGCGCCCATATCAGAGGCAAAGCTGCGGTAGTTATTTTTACCCGTGAGCTGTAAAAAACCCCTGCCACAGTAGAGCGCGCCTTCGCACGATGCCTGATTGCCATTGCCCATGCGGTCAGCGTAAACCTTGTTGGCTAGACCTGACGGGTTGCGTGCGTATGGCATGGCGCTCTCAACAGTTGGGAAGCGCGACGGCCACACAGCTTGAATGCGTTCTGGCGTTGAGTAATGCAGCCCCTCACGGGTGCGCTTAAAACCACCGCTTTCATGGTGGGCCTGACCAAGCAAGTGCGCTGCCTTCTCAGGCGATAGCTCAAAGTGCTTGGCGATGGCTCTAGCCGTGTTAGGCCCAAACGCGCCATCAGCGCCAACGCCGATTTTGGTTTGCAGGTTTTTCATTGCTTCGCTCATGACTTGGCCATCTTCTTCGCGGTAGCCGACAAATCTTTCTTGTGGACTAAGAATTTGCTAGACGCAGTGTGCCGTGCGCCAGACATAACCTTGCCATTTGCTTTGTGAGTTGCGCCCGTATGCTCTTTGCCGTTTTTAAAGTAGTGCTTAACGCCCTTAGCCATTATGCCATCCTCTTTCTTACTGGTTTTTTCGCTGTAAGGGCTGCACGTTTAAATGCTCCCTTGGCCGGTGCGCCCTTTGCGCCCTTCTTGCGCATCGTCTTTCCAGCTTCACGTTTTTTGTGGATGTTGGAATATAGTCCCATATTCAGCTCCTCTTTGATTTCGTGCCGGAACATTTCCAGCGCTTGCGTGATAGGTTTAGCGGGCTGTTCGGATCAGCCGCAGCCTTGGGATGACTTTTCTTTTGGCCAGCGGAACGCGCGCAATAGGCGTCACCTTTTGATGTGCCGGGCTTGACCCTTGGGCCACCGCCCTTTGCACTTCCGGCTTGGCCGTAGCTTACTTTTTTACCGCTGGCGGTTACCTTAACGCGGGCTTTGCCTTTTCTTGGAGTTGCCATACTACTTCTTCCCGAAAAATTTAGTTGCAGACCTAACGCCAAAGCTGGCGCTTACGATTACGCCAAGCGTGTATTGATACCAGCTTGGCATTACATCCAACGCGGCAAAGCCTTGTTCGACAATGACACGGCCCCAATCTCCAAAGAATGCTAGGATTAGAGGCACTGAAAACAGCACGGTAAGCCACTCGTCCTTCCAGCTATCGCGTGACCCTTCCGCCATGACCTTTTCCCAATCGGCCTCTGAGGTAGCCTGTGACAGCATGATCTGGGCTTGGGCTTCAGCTTTCGCAACCTTTGCTTTAGTTTCGGCGGCCTTCTGCTCCATCTTACCACTAACAATGCTCCCGATTATGTTTGTGATTGGACCTAATAATTGACCGATCATTTGCCCACCTCATACTCTACCTTTGACGTTGTGCCAGTCGTCGTGACGCTGGTTTTCGACTCCTTACCCATCCAGATGCCAAAGCAACCTGTGAGAGCGCCCATGCAGACGCTGACAAGCCCAGACTGGGCTACGCTTGGGTCTGATAGTGACATGAACCAATGCACTGTCTGATACGTCAGCACAGTAACCGCGAGCATCATCAATCGCGGCAAAACCTTCCAGTCGTCAAGAATCGTCATCTTCTAAACTCCTTGCGTATGCAATTGCGTGTTGGCGGTGGTGCGTAATGATAATAACTTTACCCCCGTCCAATACCACATATTGCCCCAATTTATTCCGATACATTTTAAAGCCCACATTACCATTTTTCCATGTAGCGACCCAGCGCAAAGATGAGCGCAGCCATGCCGCTGACTGCGAATAAGCAACCGACGCACATCATCACCACCTCAACTAGCTCTTCGCGTTCTTTTTCTTTTTGTTTTTGTGCGGCCTTGCGAGCCTTACGGGCTTCGGCTTGGTATAATTGCCACTTATCCCAAGTACCCGGCGGGCCATAAAGTCTGCACCAAGACTCTAATTCGCGGCGCTTTTCTTTAATGTCTTCAAGGGCTTGAAACTCTTCCCAATCACCCTCAGAGCCACCTGTTATAGCAGTTAGGGGGTTTTTCTTCTTACGGGTTACGGCATCTTTAAGCTCGTCTTCGGCGGATAGGAATTTCCCGACATGGCCGATCATGCCGGAAACTTCACGCCCATTCTCGAGGCATTTTTTAATTACGCCATAAGCTGCGTTTGCCGCCATTATGGTTTCGAGTACAGCCACGAGCTTACCTCTCCATAAGTCGGTCGATCTTCTCTTCTAGCCTGTCGAATTTTGACATTATTTGGCCAAGCACCTGATTGCTGTCGGCCTTACTAACATAGTCTTTAGCCAACTCCTCACGGGTTCTATTAAGTAGGATACGGACGCGATCAAGCTCCTCTTTCTGGGTTTTAATCCACCAGCCAAGGCCGCTTATTATTACGGCAAAAAGTATATTCAATATTGCGTCCATTTCCATTTTAGTAACTGCCTTCCCAAACGCGGAATTTGGAAAAATCCCCAGACATCATCTTGCGCTTGACCACTTCTTTGGCAGCTTCCGTATCAGACCATGATACACCGGCTTCCTTTAACCATGCGCCAAGCACGGCAGGGTCTAAAAAGCCGACAAGTCGTTTTTCGCCGGACATGCCTACGCCAGCGGCTTTGGCCGTCTGCGCGTCCTTCATAGCTTGGCTAACGTCGTGGCGTTGCTTGATGACCATGTTGTCATTCTCAAAGCTAATGGTTTCTGAAATCTTTGCCATGTCTTACTTTTCCTTGGCGCGCTTAGTGGGTGCGGGTGCGGGAGCTGGCTTAACGTCGCCAAGCACTTTAAGTGCATCTGGGCGGACGCGCTGAAGGGTTTCAACCTCTGCGTCGGGCAGCTCTGCTATGTCATCTTTGACCAGCTTTCCAAGAGACGTGTGTATCTTGAAGCCTACAACTAAAACTTTTTTCATGTCATTTCTCCGATTGAGTTAAAGGGGCGACAAAGCCGCCCCTTCACTTAGCATATTACGAAGTTGTGTTGTCGTAAATCGCACCGTTAGCTTTTTCGTTCTTAGAGCAGAGAGCGAGTTCTGTGGTAATTTGGCGGGTTGTATTATCGCCATTTTTGGCCAACGCGACGTTCTTGGTTCCACGCAATACTGCGCATTCCCACATATTATCCTGAATGATAAATACGTCTTGGCTACGGTTTTCCCGTGAAGGCTCAAAAGAAACTTGGCCCCATGGGGTCAAATAAATTGCCAAAGAATTAACAACAGTTTGATCCGACCCGACGACGTTTGCACGCTGGTTGTTGTTACCAGTGAAGCCTAGAGCTACATTCATCTGGAATGCTGACAGATAAACCGTATCTGGCTTGCCGCCCTCTTCCCAGATTGACTGCATAACGTCGTCAAACTTGGCCTGCGAGAATGCAGTTGCTGTGCCGTCATCTGTACGAGCGTTGGAACCGTCGCCAGTTGGGTTTGCGCCGCCGTTACCGTTTTGGAAGTTTACGTTAGTAATCAACCATGATGGAACGCCGCCAGTTTTGCGGGCGAGGACATTGCTTCCGCCTACGTTGCCCTGATTGGCAAACAGAGCTTTTTCGATGTCTAATTTTTGTTCCTTAGCAATTAACAGGGTCTGGTATGCTAATTCCTTCGCCCGACCCGCATTATCTACGGCTTCATCCGTATCGGACACGACAACAGCATTTTTGAAAATCTGTGTGCGTGCGCCAAGGCGTACAGTTGGAGTTACGGCATCGGCAGAAGTTGCGTCGCCCTCAATGTGAGCATTTACGGCAGAACCGCGCAATGCTTGTGTCTGCCACTCGACGAGAGTGTTCTTTGCTTTTGTCTTGCTCGACTTGGAGTAAAACGGAGC